ACAAGCTTCTTATCTCTATTAGACAAACACTTGAACTCATCTCTCAGTCTGCTTGCCTGCCAATTTGACCCTTGGATTTTTTCCATAGCTTCTTCATCGTAGTGCCACTTGCTCTCATTATCAAAAGAAACACGAGCAGCATTGACGACAGTCAAATCATTACCCATGTGATCAACTAAATCAACATAACCTTTATTAAGAACCTTAGTCATTATCGTCACTTTCTATATCTAAAAATGTAATATCATATCCTTCGAGTTCTGTAAATGAGCGGGCATAATCCTTTGCTCTCTCAAATAAATCAGAATCAACTTCTCTGACGTAACCAGCAAAGTTTCTATTGAACTCTAAGACAAGTTCTAGTAGAACTTCCTGTGGAATTTCATTTGGATCATATTCAAATTCTGTCATATTTTTTTCCAGTTTCTAAAATGTAATCTAGCCTCTAGTCCGCTGTATGTATTACTGTCTATGATCTTCTGTATATCCTTTGCAGATCTACTGTAGATCATATCATTAATATCTTTTTCTTTCATATTAGTAGGCCAAATACAAATCTTACATTCCTTATTGATAAGTCTGTCCATGTAGTTTACGATCTGCTTGTTACGTGGTTCGTTGTCCAGAACGTATACTACTTCAGTACCAGTTAATCTATCGTGTAGATTTTCAATTGCACCAGCACCAACCATGGCAATTGTGTTGGGGATGAACAGACTGTCGATTGGTCCTTCGACCACATAGACTTTCTTCTTGGGATCGACACGCCAGAGTCCATACCACAAGCGATCGATACTCTTGTCGGCTTTCACTGTGATGTAGCGAGCACTGAATCGAGCAGTCTCTTCTCCCTTGAATGAAAGAAGTCTGCCCTGAGCACCAACCACATCACCTGTCTTGTTGAAGAAAGGAATGATGAGACGTTCCTCTGCACCGAGTGCAAGACACTCTGGATCTAGCTTCTTCATCCACGAACCAAAGTCGTCGGTATAGTAGAGAATGTTATAGAACTTCTCTGGGATCTTTCTCATCTTACAGAATTTATACGCTTTATGTGAAGGATCTAGATCTTTAATCCGAGTTAGATCTTCTAATAAAACAGAGTTAGGTTTAAATTTTGGCTTGAACGACAGACCACCAAACATACTTTCTTCCTTAGGTTTTTTATAGTTTGAATTTCCATTTTCCCCATTCTTCCATCTCTCTACAGAGTAATCTTTCATTAGCAGTGGTGATACCATTTCCAAGAAACGGTAGAGTGAGTGACCCACACCACAGTTGTGACACTTGTAGAAGAAGTCATTACCCTTCTTGTAAAAGTATCCACGAGCTTTTGTTTTATTCCTTGTTGAATCTCCACATATCGGACATCTACAATTTGCTAAATCTTCTTTCTTCCACTTGAACTGCTGAAGGCTACCCGAGGCGAGGTTTATGAATTTTTTGTCGATGTAGTACGACATTAGATACTCCAGCTTTCAAACTTTCCCTTTGAAGAAGAAAATTTTTCATCGAAGTTTCGTCCATCCAATCCATTCCCAGCTTTCGTCTCTTCCGTTTGGTTGGTTTGAAGTAGGCCACTCTGGTCATTTTTATCAACGTCATATAGTTTCATCTTTCCTCTGTTAATACCAAGGATGAACTTCTTGTTTGAAGCAACATCATTGTATCTATTCTTTAATTGTTTGACCATAATCTGATTGTTCTCTTCAAGTTCTTCTGTTGATATCAGAGCAATCATAAAGTCTGCGGTTGCTGGTAGACCGAATGATTCTGATGTATCTTCGAGACCAACATCACTGTTGTTGAACCCGGTTCGATTGACCTGTGTCGCAGAGAAGATAGGAACAGAACGCTCTACAGCCATACCACGGAGTTCTTCTGCAATCGCTTTGATGTAGGTGTATGAGTTTACATTACTTCCGTTCTTGAGACGAGCAGAGGCACAGATGTTAAGATAATCAATAAAGATGATGTCAGGCTTGAACTGCTTCTTCATCCAAAGCTCATCAAGGAGTGCTCTGAAGTGATTGACATTTGCAGTTGCAGTCGGATACTCCTTGACAATAAGTTTACCCTTCAGATGCGTTTTGAATCCCTCAAGTTTCTTGTAGTACATTTGTCGAGGAAGATCCTGCACATCGTCGATCGTCATGTCAAAAAGATTCGCATCAATTCTCTCTGCGATTCTTTCTTCTGCCATCTCACATGTAATGTAGAGAACATTCTGGTTCTGAGTCAGACAGTTTGCTGCATGGTGACAAAGAAACAAGGACTTACCAACACCCGTACCAGCCATGATGATGTTCAGAGTTTTCTGTGGAGTTCCACCACCAGTGATGGTGTTGAAGTACTCAAGATCAAATGGAACCTTCTTTTCTACTCGGTGGTAGAAGTCGTATCTTTCTTCTGCGTCTTCGATGTAGTCGTGTCCGATGTGTGTGTCGAACGAGACTGCAAGGGCGTCCGAGAGAATTTCTGGGATTGCATTCGGTGTCTTTGAGTCTGACTTGTCCTCAAGGATGTGGATTGACTCCATGATCGCATTGTAAACCGCCTTATCTTTACAAAAGTCTTCTGTCTGTGATGATAACCAATCAAGTTCTGGAACATCTTCATCAGTCAAACTTTCCATAAGCTTCCCCAGTTCTTCAAACTGAGGTTCTGTCAGGCTAGTTTTCTTGTCCAGATCAATAACAATCGCTTCCTTGGTGGGAAGCGCATTGTATGTAGATATAAAGTCTTGGATTGCACCGAAGACAAGTTTTTCAATCTGATCATGGAAGTACTCCTTCTTGAGAAAGGGAGTTACCTTCCGCGAAAACTCATCATTGTATATTAGATTTTGAAGTATTACTAACTCTATGTTCTTCACTACTAGCCTCTTTCAATATATCCAAATCTTCAGGTACGGCAGATATTTGTTCTTCTAGAACAGACAACAAAATATTCGTAAACACATCACGAAGTTCGTCTGTTACTTCCTCTTCGTTTGGATTTTCA